TTCGGACTCAAATAGTATTTTTCCGGCACTTGCTCCGTCAAAATCTGCGACAAGAAAGATCCGTTTTCTTCGCTGGGGCACTCCCCAGTATTGTGCATCAAGAACTCGCCATGCGAGGGAATAGGATTCTGCCAGAACCTCTCCGGCTTTTGTCCATTTTCCCGCAGGTCGAGGAATTGAAATGCTGCTGTCTTTGACCGAACAGATGGCTTCGAGGACACAGCGGAAATCTTCTCCGCCGTTGGAAGAAAATGCTCCGGGGACGTTTTCCCAGACGATGTATCTTGGATATTTGCCATTGCTTGCACACCTCATTTCTCGGATGATACGGATTGCTTCATGAAACAGCGAAGAACGGCTGCCGTTCAGACCGGTTCGTTTTCCGGCGATGCTCATATCCTGGCATGGACTGCCAAAGGTGATGATGTCCACAGGCGGCAGTTTTGCGCCATGCAGTCCGCTGATATTGCCGAAGTGTTGTACCTGCGGCAGCCGTTTTTCTGTCACACGAATGGCAAACGGTTCGATTTCAGAAGACCAGACAGGCACAATGCCTGCCAGCAGTCCGGCAAGCGGAAAACCGCCGCTGCCGTCAAAGAGGCTGCCAAGGGTGAGCAATCTATTCATTAGTCACCTCCAGATTATTTCCTGCTTTATCGCATGATAAAAGAAACGCCCTGCATACTGATAATTCTGCAAAGCGTTTACATTTCTCTATAACTTTACTTCGTATCCATATTGGTGCGGCAGGAACGTTGTTATATCTTCCATATTCGCCAAACATACACTCCATACCAACATTTCTTGCCTGAACTGCCTCTTGAAATGTATCGTAGTATCCAAGATGAATATCCAGCTGACTGATTTTGATTCTTGCACGATATTTCTTTCTGGGTGGATAATAACTTACTCCGCTTACACCCGATGTGTTATTTTTTTGAAGCGGTTGATTTATTTGATTTTGCTGATGTGTACAGAAACGGACATTGCATCTTCGATTATCCAATGTATCAAGATTGATATGATCCAGCTCCATTCCTTTTCTTGTACTAAAAAGCACTTGATGCAGCGGTCGACCATGGCAGTCAACGATATATATTTGCCTACCTTTTCTGCTTTTATAAGAGACATACCATTTGATATCTTTTATTCTACTGAATAAATCAGCATCAAACATGAATATCGTCCCATCGGAAAGATGACCATAGCCAATTATACCATCATCAGAAAATGTGTAATTCACATTGCCGATATCACTCACGTCCTCTCTGAGCGTCATTCACATTGCTGTCTTGAATATTCAGTTCGTCTGCTGAAAACTCATGTACTTCTGAACACGGGTACTTTACTCCGTTGCGCAGAACATACACGCCATCAGCTGAACCAACAGCAGCAATGTATCTTCTGATGATCGCTGATGCATATTTGGGATCAAGTTCTTGTGTGTAACAGATTCTGTTGGTCTGTTCTGATGCAATGAGTGTAGAACCGCTGCCGCCGAAAAGATCAAGAATGATTCCGTTTTCCTGTGATGACATACGAATCGGATATGCAATCAATGGAAGAGTTTTCATTGTAGGATGTAGCTTTGACTTTTTCGGCCTGTCAAATTCCCATACAGTAGTCTGCTTGCGGTCACCGTAGAATTTGTGCTTTGCAGTATCCTTGAAAGCATAAATTACTGGTTCGTGCCGCATTTGGAAATCCATTCTGCCGATAACAAGTGTATCTTTTACCCAGATACAAGTTGTAGAATAGTGGAATCCCGCATTAACTGTTGCTTTATAAAAATTACATTTTTCTGCATCTGAATGGAAACAGTAAAATGCTCCGCCGTCTGCGAGAGATGTATATGCGTTTTTGAACGCATCCAAGAGGAACTGATAGAACTTCTCACTGTCAGACCATTTGTCATTCATAATTGTCATACCTGTACCGCCGGAATATGCACAATTATACGGAGGATCTGTAATACAGGCATTTGCTTTCTGACCGTCCATCAGCAAGGCAACTTCATCAGGTTTGGTGGAATCTCCGCAGCGAAGTCTGTGTCTGCCGAGAAGCCAGATGTCACCATTTTCAACAAATGGTTCAAACTCTGCCGCCTTATCTACATCAAAATCATCATCTTTTACATCTTCATCTGATGCAAATAAGTCCGCAAGTTCCTTTTCATCAAATCCAGTCATGGAAAGGTCGAATCCGAGCTCCTGTAGTTCCTGCATTTCAACGGACAGCAGTTCTTCGTCCCAGCCTGCATCCAATGCCATCCGGTTGTCAGCAAGGATATATGCCTTCTTCTGTGCTTCGGTTAGATGGTCGGCATACACACAGGGAACTTCTGCAATGCCTTCTTCCTTTGCCGCCATGATGCGTCCATGTCCAGCCAGCACATTGTATTCCCGGTCGATAATGACCGGATTCACAAATCCAAACTCGCGAAGGGAAGAGCGAAGCTTCAGGATCTGTTCCTTGTTGTGCGTTCTGGCGTTATTGGCATAGGGGACTAGCTTGTTGATGTCAACAAGCTGAAATTCTGTGGTTGTGGTCATGCTCCATTCCTCCGCTTCAAAACTTTCTGTAAACCTTTTCTGGCATCCAGCACTTTTCCGCTGACCGCCTGTCCCTTGAGCGTGCGGTATTGCTGCTTGGTCATCTTCTGGCGATTGGCTTTCAAATCTCGCCAGAACTGGGTATCTTCTTTCATGTATTTCTCACTTTCTGCTGCTCAGAAGCTGTTCCATCAAATCATCCTGTGGCGTACCGTCAAATTTGGTCGTGCAGTTCTGCTTTACAATATCGAAAATCTCATACCAGAGCAAATTTGCCTGTTTCTGAAATGTCTGGCTCATCTGCACAAACGGGGAGGCAATAACGCCGCCCGTGGTCGGGTGCTTTCCCAGCAGTCCATAGGTACTGAGAGCTTCTTCACACTGTACAAATCGGGCAAATGCCTGCGAATAGCTTTCCAGCAGCCGTTTGTTGACGTGCTTTTCACAGCCACGCTGTTTCAGCCAGAGCCATGTTTCTTTGTACACAATGTCTGCTCCCAGTGGTTTTCCGTTCTTCTGCTGGGCAGACAAGTATGCACTGGGGCTTGGCATATCCGCACCGGTCAAATCAGCGGCATCGTCCAGATCAGCTGCATCCAATTCCGGAGCATGAAATTCTATAACATCTGCATCCTTGCCCTCTGCAATTTTGTCGGAGAGGGCTTTCGGCTTATCGCCTGCACGAACTCGTCTGCCGCCTCTTCTTGTGCCGTCCTTTGCCATCTGATTTCACCTGCCTTTTGAGAGAAAAATAGCCGAAACTGCGTAGGTTTCGGCTTGTTTGCATATTTTCGGGGTTAATCCCCCGTTTGAACCTTGGCTTTTGTGCATGAGAGGGAACGCCGGTCTGTAAAAAATTCACAATTAGCGATTTTTATCCCCCCACCGGCAGCATTTCAGACACAATCAATACCGATAGACGGGATTTCGGTCTTCCGTCCATGTCTTGCGGTCGTGGCAGGGCTTGCATAACGCCTGCCAGTTGCTTTCATCCCACATCAGGTGCGGATCACCACGGTGAGGAATGATATGGTCGACCACGGTCGCTGCCGTGAACCGTCCCTGTGCTTTGCACCGCACACACAAAGGATGCCGGCGGAGGTACGCCTTGCTGACACGTTGCCACTTGCTGCCGTAGCCACGCTTAGCGGCAGACGGTCGGTCGGGGTGAAGAGACTTGTGCTCCTCGCAGTACTTGTCCTCGGTCAGATTCGGACAGTCGGGGTGACTGCATGGGCGTTTACTCTTCCTCGGCATAGCCGACACCTCCTTCGGGCATAACAAAAGCCGCTGCGGTCAGATCACAACGGCTTTACATAATTCTTCTATTATACAGTTTACCACATATCCTCGTGTAAGTCAAGTTTTATGAACTCTCATCAACTCTCAACTTTTCGAGGACTTTGGTATGGAGACGGTAAATATTCTGTACGCTGTAGCCGAACTCCGAAGCGATTACTGCCCACGGCTTGAATTCAAGGTAACGCTTGGTAAGCAGGTCACGTGCATCACTGTCCTCCACCTGACGGATGCGGTTTTCCATGTCAGATATCAGGGCATCATACTCCGCCTGCGTTTCCTGTATCTCCTGTTCCAGTGCCATGATTTTGAATACAGTTCCTTCCATCTTGCTGTGGTCGGGAGATACCGTCTTTGGCATATCGCTGATGCCGTTGCCATTCATACCCTCAGCTCTCTGACGCAGCAGACGGATTTCATGTATTTTCCGGTTGATGCGTTTGCGGAGTCGTTCCGCTTTGTTCCAGTATTCCTTCATGCTGCTTCCTCCTTCATCATAACAATCAGCTTCTCACCGTCTAAGTCGGACAGAAATGCAAACCACTGCGACCGCAGGAAACGCTCGCATTCGCGGATCGTGCCTTCGTCTTTTTCGCTCAATGCCTGTTTGTAGTCCAGCAAAGCTCTCTCAATAATTGCCGCAGACAGCGGCACATATCCTTCGCTCATTTTACTCTCGCTTTCACTGCACTCATCATTGCTGCTTGTGTTTTATCCTTGTTTTCCAGAACCTTCATGATATCTTCATCAATCGTTCCCACCGATACGATGTGGTGGATTACGACCGTTTCGGACTGCTGCCCCTGACGCCAGAGGCGGGCGTTGGTCTGCTGATACAGTTCCAGCGACCACGGCATCGTGTACCAGATGATGGTGCTACCGCCGGACTGCAAATTCAGTCCGTGACCTGCGGAAGAAGGCTGTATCAGTGCGATTGGTATTTTGCTTGCATTCCAGTCGGCAATGTCTGTATCGGTCTTGATCTCTCTGCACTCGAAACGCTCCATGATGCTGTCCCGTTCATGCTTGTACCAGTATGCGATCAGAACAGGTTTGCCGTTTTGCGCTTCGATCAGATCTTCCAGTGCGTCCAGCTTGTGGGAATGTATCCGCATCACGTTGCCGCCATCGGTATAAACCGCACCGCTGGCAAGCTGTGTCAACTTTCCACACAGGACACCTGCATTTGCTGCTGTAATGGAATCCCGCACGAAGTCCAGACACATATCCTGTTCCATATCTTTGTAAATTGCTGCAGCCTTCTCATCAAGTTCCACTCTATCCGCTGTCGTTACCAGCTCCGGCATGGTCAGGTGGTCGGTGGTTTTCATGGAGATGCTGATATCAGCGATTTTGCCGTATATTTCCTTTTCCGCGCCCTTTCTCGGTGTGTAAGTGAAGCCGCTCCAGTCCGGTGTAAAATATGCATCACGATACTGTCCGATACGCTTGCCGAGACGTTCACCCTTGTCCAGCAGACGGAACTGCGCCCACAAATCCATGAGTCCGTTGCTGCATGGTGTTCCGGTCAGCCCTACGATGCGCTTTACGAAAGGTCGTACCTTCCGTAGTGCTTTAAATCGCTTGGACTGATGATTCTTGAAGGAACTCAGCTCGTCAATAACGACCATGTCAAAATCAAACGGCATTCCGCTGCTTTCAATGAGCCACTGCACATTCTCACGGTTGATGATGTAGAGGTCGGCTTTCTTCCGGAGAGCCGCAAGCCGCTGTTCACGGCTGCCCAGCACCAGACTGTAATTCAGCCCCTCAAGGTGATCCCACTTGGCGATCTCGGCAGCCCAGCTATTCTTACATACACGAATCGGGGCGATGATCAGTACCTTGCGTACCTCAAACTTGTCAAACATGAGGTCGTTCAGCGCCGTCAAGGTGATGCTGGTCTTGCCGAGTCCGCATTCCAGCAGGACTGCCGCCTCTGGGTGTGTTTCGATGAAGTCCACAGCGAACTTCTGATAGTCATGGGGTTTGTATTTCATCAATGATCCCTCCAATCTGATCGGGGCTGTCCAACACAAACGCCTTGAAGCCCAGCCGCCGAAGTGTTTTGATACGAAGTCGCTGCAGCGACCGGGGCTTTTCGCCGGGTGTTTTGACCTCCACGAAACCGATTCTGCCGAATGGCATCAATACGATGCGGTCTGGCACACCTGCTGTTCCGGGAGAGGTAAACTTCCAACAGACACCGCCTTGTACTTTTATGGCAGCGACCAGTTTTTCTTCAATTGATTTTTCTCGCATAAAATCGACCTTTCTGGGAAATAGTGCAGGTCGGTGAATGTCATTTCCAAACCTTTCTATAGGAAGAAAATTCTATGTTTTTTCTCGCCTGCGTAAGGTCTGTATATGAGTTTCACCGACCTGCACTTTCCCGATTTTACGTCGTTTTTGAATGATGAAAGTGCAGGTCAATCAAGAAATTCCAGACGAATTTGAAGCCCATAGATGGTAATTCCGCTGTTCAGCTTCTTGCGCTTATATCCTGCCTGCTCCAACGCACCGTAGAAATCGGTCGTGCTGCGGACATACTCACCATTCTCTATGCAATACTCACGATAACGCTTATACAGCTCTCCGGACTTCTCATGATAGGACGCATCTACATCGCAGCAATCATTGATGAATGCTCCAAGCCAGTCATTGCCGTCACGATACGCTCCGATCGCATCCAACACACATTGTGGGCGGTCTACCTTGAAATCGGCAGCGACTACCTTCATCGCACCCTCGATCAGCCACGAAAGAACCGCACCGCCTGCATTGTCAATGAGATACTGGGTATAATTCTTTTTGTCAGCCTGTCCCTGAATCTTTGCATGGAACGGGATCACGATCAGTCTACGCCATGTGCCGTCATCGGAGGCAGACACCTTCGGCAGGTGGTTGGTATACAGCACCAGCGTGTGGCTTGGCTCAAAAGAGAACGGAGCCTTGAACTTCTTTTCTGCGAAAATGGGATCGGTCGAACAGAGCTGTTTTACCACAGAGGTATTCAAACGCATACCTTCCTGCAGCTCGGCAGCAATAATCAGCCGCTTGCCCTTCAGCTCTGCCATTTCGGGCTTCACGTTCCGCTTGCAGTTGACGGTCAGGGCGTCAGCAGAGATATTGCCGGAATAGCTGCCCAGCACCTTGTAAATTACATTCCAGAATGTCGATTTGCCGTTGCGTCCATCACCATAAGCAATAATCATCGCCTCGGTGTATACCTTTCCAATCAGGCAAAGTCCGCAGATCATCTGGACATAGTCAATGAGACTCTGGTCGCTGCAGAAGAACACCTGCAAGGCTTCCTCCCATAACTGCCTGCCTTCCTCATTCGGCACGACCGCTGTCACTTTGGTAATCAGGTCAGCAGGATCAGTCGCTCTCCAACCGTTAATACCTTTCGTCAGATCATAAGTGCCGCCGGGCGTATTCAGCAGCATAGGATTCCCGTCAAGCTGCTCCGGGTGCTTCAGTACCAGTGGTTTGGCGGCATCAAGGGCGTTATTCAGACTTCGGATGTTGCGATACTTCATCACGAAATCGTGGTATATCTCCGAAAATCTGAATAGCCCATATGCAGCACCCTGCTCCGGATTCAAACTATCACGGAACTTTTTACCACCCGCTTTTGCCAGCATTCTGGGAACGCCGAGCTTTTCCAGTGCACATAAATGTTCTTCCATCTTGCTTTCCGCATCCGAAAGCTGGGCATCGGTATGTTCAATCATCGCCATGACCGCCGCCTGTTCCGATTCCTCCCAATATACACCATTGTAACGCAGGTAATTGGTAGCAACCGTGAAGGTGATTTCCTCGCCAAAGCAGTCCACGAAAGTACGGGCTTCACCGACATCGGAAAAATCATCCGGCAGGAGAGGATTTTGTCCGAACTGGTCGGGCGGAACATATCCGTCCTGCGAGGTAACCTTGCTACCGAACTTGCAGGCACTGTTCCAGATGCTTTCCAATTCCGTATCATCAAGAGGAGGATTGCACTCGGCTGCTTTGTCCAGAAATTTCTGACGGGCTTCATCCGTCACACCGAAACGCTTGACCAGTCTGCCCGCAATACGGGACAGGGTGCTGTTGCGCTGCCCTTCTGGAATGCTGCGGTTCGATTTCATCAGTGTCAGCCAGTCCTCGATAGTCAGACTCCCTTCGTGCCAAACCACCTCACTTTTCGAGCCAAACAGAAAACGGGAGGCATCCAGCGCATTGCCGTCAAAGAAGGGAAGTTCCTTGTAGATACGGGCTTTGATTGCTTTGTGAAATGTTGCATCCTTGCATGGCGTTGTCGGGAAAAATACATGGAAACGAGGGCGGGCGGATACCGAGCCTTTCGCCAGCATATGATGACGACTGTATGTGACCGCAAATGCCACATCTGTTAGCATCTCCGACAGCTTTTCGGGCGTGATCCACTCGTCCGTATCGTCGGAATGGTCGTTGTCACAGTCCATCGGCACAACATCCGAGAGCTGGAAGTTAGTGTCACTGCGGGAAAAATTATCATACAGCGCACACACATGATCGAAGGCGACCGCCTTCTTTAGGTCAGCTTCAGAGGTAATGACTTTCTGGTGTGGGTAGTTGGTGTTCTTCGCATTGCCGGTACAGTCGGCAGTATACAGGGTAAATTTCATAGTTTTTCCTCCAATTCTTCCGTAAAATAACGGATTCTCATGTGTTTTCGTTTTGCACGGTCAATCTCCGCCTTCATGCCTGCGGAGATATTCTCACCGAACACCCAAAGCTCCACGCACTTGCTCATCAACACCCAATTCATGAAGATAGCCGTATTACGTTCTTCTGGTATACTGTCATCCATGAACTGCGTAAAATAGATGTGCGGTGCAATCGGCAGATAGTGCTTGTCTACGGCAAAGCGGCTGTATCTCTTGGCGTTCTTGATATTCCTCTCCGTATCTCCGGAGTAAGGAGAGCAGATATACACAATGGGTCGGAAGGCGGCAGCCTTGCGGACTGCCTTTTCTTCCTTTTCCAGACGGGTGAACGCCTCGTGTTCTGTAGGGCTGAAATAGCCCTCTGCGTTGTACTTATTTGCCATTGCCGTGCTCCTTTTTTATGCGTGCCGCATACCATTCCAGATGACGCTTTCTCGTCTGAAAATCTGGAACTGACAGCAGCAGACCAATATCAGCCTTTTGCAGAACTTCAAGCATATTGATTTGCTCCTGCGTCAGATATGGGCGGATGCTGGTCTTTTTCTCAATACCATGAAGCACTCTGAACTGCTTTGCCGTCATGCCAAGTACAATACGGTTGAGCATATCGCATTCATTGCTGAAGTGATAAGGCTTCGGGTTGTCGTTGATAAGACGGATATTCTCGGTCAGCAAAGGAAATTCCTGCCTTGCTGATACAAGCGTTCTGATGAAAGACTCCATCTCGTTGAAACGGCGTATGTACAGTTCCTTGAACTGTGCCGCCTTTTTACCACGATAGCCCATTGCCAGAAAGACGAAACCGTCACGGGTCATAATGTAACACGGCTGCTTATGTTCCTGTTCGTTGATGTATGCCGACTGCACAAAATTGTGCAGTCGAAATTCCTCCGAGCAATCAAGTTCACGAATATCACGGAGGACAGCTCTGTGTTCCTTTTCAAAGAACTGTGCCACATAGCGGCTGTCTACTCTGGCGGTGTCATGTTTATCGACGAACACGCCGTAATCGTCCATAGGAATTAAACTTTTCATTTCAGTGCCTCCATTCTTTTCTTCGAGCAGGCAGAACAGCAAACTGCCGTGCCATACATATCGCCCATGCCGTCTGCAAATACAACAGACAGGTCAACGGATACTTCCTTACCGCAGTCAGGGCAGGTGCAGAACACATTTTCATCGTTCAGCTCTACCTTGACTTCAACAGTGTCATTGATATTTTCCTTTACATAAAACATAGCAAAACCCTCCTAAATTTCTTCTCATTATACAGTCCTTAAAAATATGCTGAAAATTAGCCTGCTCCTAATCTTTTTTATAAAATTCGCATTCGTACCCATCCGCCCGCAAGAGCAGCCCCTCTGCCCATTTCGGTGTACGAGCCATCTGTTCGCAGACAGCCTGCAGTGACATTCGTCTATCAGCTTCAATAATCATTTCATCGTGGATATGCCCGACGATAAAGCAGTGAGACAATGTCTGCAAGGAATAAAACAGCAAATCACGAGCAATGCCCTGAACGATGTTTTCCACGAGCTTGCCGGAGTATGTCTCCATACGTTCCCATTTCTTTGATGCACCGACACCGTCATAGGTAATAGATTCACCGCCAAAACGGTTCTCTTCAATACGTGGCTTTACATAGGCAAGCCGTCTGCCGGACGGAAGTTCAATAAATAGAAATCCTGATTCATAGCTGAATTTGATACCGTGTGTTTCTGTCTGCGTTTTGCCGCCGACTGCCTTGATAGCCATCCTCTCCACGTCCCACCAGAGCTGTACGATGTTGGGCGATGCCTTCCGCCAATCTGTGACAATCTGCTTCAGCTCATTATCTGAAAGTCCCATAGCGTCTGCACCGAATGCCTTCATAGCACCTACGCTGCCGCCATAACCACACGATAATTCGGCACATTTACCTTTCTGCCGCAAATGTCCGTTCACGCCATGTTTTACAACAGGAACGCCGAACATCTTTGATGCCGATGCACAATAAATATCCTCGCCATTAGCAAAAGCGTCCATTCTCCACTGTTCGCCTGCAAGCCATGCAATAACACGGGCTTCGATAGCAGAGAAGTCCGCTACGATAAATTTACAGCCTGCTTTCGGTACAAATGCTGTGCGGATAAGCTGTGAAAGCGTGTCGGGAATATCCTCATAGAGAAGTTCCAGAGCATCCATATTGCCGGAAAGAACGAGATTTCGTGCCGATTCTAAATCGGGAATATGGTTCTGCGGTAAATTTTGCAATTGTATAATCCTTCCTGCTTCCCGACCTGTACGATTTGCACCGTAGAACTGGAACATTCCTCTTGCACGGCCATCCGAGCAGACCGCATTTTGCATTGCTGTGTACTTTTTGACAGAAGATTTGGAGGTTTGCTGTCGGAGCAAAAGAACCTCACGAATTTCCGGCGGAACTTTATCTATCAGTTCCTGCACTTCCTTTTTGCCGAGGGATTCTATTTCTACGCCGTGCGATTTCAGCCAACCTTTCATTTGCTGCACGGAGTTTGGATTTTCAAGTCCTGTCAATTCGCACAGCTTTTCAGTAAGATGCTGTTTTGCACAATCGCCGATACGAATTGCATTATGGACAAGCGGCAAATCAAGCTGAATGCCGCGGTCGTTGATTTCTTGGTCAAGGTGGTATTCCTTCCATACGAAATCAGGAACAGGGAAACGGCTTATTTTCCTCTCGATTCCCATTTCCGTCTCCACGTCACACTTGTTGTATGCCTTGAAAACCGCCCACTTATCAGGAGCATCGGACGGAACATGAAACAGCGGTTTATCGCCGTCATAGGCATAGGGGACACAAAAATACTTGATGAGAGCTTTGCCCTCTGTCATTTTCTGCTGTTCGAGTTTCAATACAGAGCCGACACCAGCCAACGTCAGCGGCAATCCAAGGTAAGCGGACGCTGCCATAGAGCAGTGCCAAGAATCAGGACTAAGATAATTACCGACAGAATCCTGCGGAATGCTGTAACTGTGGAAAATATCGGGATAATTGCGTTTCAGCCAGACCGACAGGCATACGCGCTCAAAAGAAGCGTTGAAGCTGTGCTTTGTGACAGAATCGTCCGTCAAGGCATGAAGAATATCATCGGGGAGCGACTCACCGCTGGCAAGGTCAATGGTCTGTACAGGCTCATCATCGAAAGCATAGGAGAACAGAAGAATCTCGAA